ACTCATAAGGTTTTTTCTGTCCTGACTTCTCGTGTTCTTCTCTTGTGTATTTATAAATAGGTATTTCAACTATACCTGCACGTACACAAGCCTGATATCTCATATTACCACCTAATATTACCATATCTTCATCAACGATTATTGGTCGCATCTCTAACATTTCAGGTAGTTCTTCTACACTTTTTATTAGCTTGTCGAACTTATGGTCTTTAATAATTCTAGGGTTTTTAGGATTTATTTTAATCTCACTTCTTTTTACTTTAGTAATCTTCATATCAAATATTATTTAAATTATGTTGTCTTTTAATTTCAAACTCTAGGTGATGTATAGCTTTTAATAAGTCTTGTGTTATATCGTTATCTTCTTTTTTACCAGCACGTAGTAAATATGCAATAGCTACACCGATATTGTAATTATCACCTGCAAAATCTTCTATAATTTTGTGTGCTTCTAAACCATATTGTTTACCAATATAGTAATCAGGAATTTTCTTCTGCATCTAATTTTCTTATTATGTTTACAAAACCTCTATACACTGTATTTAAACACGAGCTACAATTAGAATTAGTTTTGTAATTTGTGCCGTGTATTTCATTAAACAATTCTATCAACTGTGCTTTAGCTTCTTTGTTTTTAGCCATACCAGTCTTACAATGTTGCCATATATCTCGCAACTTTACTATTTGTTCTTCTGTCATTACCATTTTTTTTCAGGACAACTTTCAGTCTTCCAAGCTGCTTTTGTTTCAACTGGACAACCACATATTGAGCATTCATATTTAGGATTTAGTTTAGTACATTCTACACATATCTCTATTCTTTCGCTATAAACTATATCACTTACATTTTCAAATCCACCCATAATTCTTTTGCCTACTGCTATTAAATAATTATACGCTTTTTTCTTTAGTTTTACTTTTTTCATCTCTTATTAATTTTATTATACCAAGTGGCTCTTTAGTTGCACTAAGTATAACATCTACATCTAACAAATTCATTGTATCTAAATCAACTACATATTCAAGTTGTTTATCCTCATTGTAAAACTCTATAACAGATAAGCCATAGCCAACCAATCTATCTAAATCATCATAATCCATTTCTTATCTCTTTTAGTCTATTCTTTATATGTTTTTTAACTTTCTTTATAGTGATGTATATATTCATTCTACTTATTTTAGTCTTTTTACTTAGACTTGAGTATGTGTAACTCTTGCCATCATTATCACCTAATACATATAGTTTAAATAATTCTCTATCATACCAATACAATTCTTCTAACAACTTGTTTATCAATTCACTATCTTTAATAAAATATATTTTTTCAGTTTTGAGTACAAAGTTATATCTCATCAAATCATTTGTGAATGTTATTTCTTTATGTAGTCTTCTGTATTTGTAATGATATTTTGATGTTTTAGAATAGTAATTGTTTTTACAGGTTCTTATAAAATACCATTTGAGATTATTGTTTTTGATTAGTTTTTTAAGTTTTTCTGGTGATTCATATAATTGTAAAAAAACCTCGTGAACTAAATCATCGAGGTCTTCAGCTGGTATAAATTTTGCTGCAGTTTCTTTCAATATTGTATATTGCTCATTATCAATCACATACAACTATACAATTATTAAATAAATTATGTTAGTAAGTTATGTAAAAGTTATTCACATATCATTGTGTATAAAACAAGTCGGTTTGTTTGTTATCTTGCTTATTTATTATACCCATAGCAGTATCTAATATAGTTTTACCAGCTTCGTAATCTACTAAGTTTCTTGCTAAACTCATATTATGATATGTTCCTTTATATTTTCTAAAATCGTATTCGTGAAATTCTATTAATGCATCTACTTCTGATTTTTTATTACACATACTAGGTGATTTTCTTTTGCTTAATACATTTGGCAAATTGAAATTTGTCCAAAATAAATGTCTACCTCTTTTGAAAGCTGGTATTAATGGTTCATAATATGGTATAACATTTTCTACACAATATTTACCATCGAAAAAATGTTGTAAAAAAATTATTTCTTGATACAACTTCATATCAGGATATTTCATTTTCCTTACACTTTTCATAGATACTTGAAAAGATGAGTGTGTAGGACAAGGTGGTGAACTCCATATAAAATCATAATCTTTATAATTGTCTAATAAATATTGATGTGCATCACCAACTATAACAGTATCATTAGGGAATCTTTCTTGATATAGTTTAGCTATTTCTGCATCTAATTCAACTGCTGTTATATCGTGTACATCAGACCATTTGTATCTATTGCCACCTAAACAAGCATATAAATTTAATATTTTCATAAATCTTTTAATTTCTTGGTATAGTAATCTATTAAATACTTATAATCTGCTAATGTATATTTGCTTGTTTTTTTAGATTCTATAATTAATTCTTCAAACATAACTTCGCCAATTTCAGACTTTAGTTTCTCGCCAAATATATATTGCTCACCTTGTGAGTACATATTACACTTTACACACTGTGGTCTTGTATTGTTTTCGTGCCACCTAGTCGCATAATGTCTACGACTTTGGAAGTGACCACACTGCATTTCTTTTACGTGCTTATGTACACCACAAGTATAGCATTCTACATATCCATTATCATTGGCATATAGGTTACGTATATATTTACTATATACTGCATCTAGTTTCTTTACCAGTTTACTCTTGCTCAACTAATGTATACTTAGAGTATCTGACACTTTCACCATATTTGTTTTTCCCTGATACTAATTCAGACTTGATGTTATGACCTTCATCTTTTAGTTCGCATACTCTAGATGTTAATCTCATTATAGAGTAATCTCTTAGTGCATCAATTGGTGTTATCGAGCCTATCTCTCTTAGATGTCTTAATACTTTTTGTTTTTGAGTCAATTTCATAATTCAGTTTTTTAAAATTATTATTAATTAGTTTTTGAGTTTCCTCATATTGCTGATAATCTGTTATCAGGTTTTGTTGCCTTTTCAGGTTTGCTTTTTGCTTGTATTCTTTTAGCCAAATGTTCCAATTTCGTACATTGACAAATGCACCAGCTTCTGAGTTTCTTATACCTTGCTCAAAAGCATATTGCACTTCATCTAACTCCATAGAACTATAGTATCTAGACAAATCATCTACTAGAAATTTAGCCATTACGACAATTTGTTCAGTATCAGGTCGTTGTCCTAGCATCATATAGCACTTGCTTAATAAGTCTACACAGTCTATATTTAGTTGCTCTCTATCATTAGAGAACTTATACCATATTTGTTTAGTCTTGTCTTTCATTTATCATATTTCTTGCTTGTTGCCACGTATCTATACTTTGTTGCACCTTATTTTCTTTTACTGGTTTTGCTCTTTTCATCCAATTTATTAGTCTAAGTTTAGTATTCCAAGTTTGTTGCAACTCAAATTTCATTTTAGTTTTAGACTTATTAGTTTCAGTCCAATATGAAATAAAGCTCTCTAAAGCATTTTTATCATAGCCGTTAGCATACACCTCAACTTCATCAATAAAGTCGCTTAAACGCTTGAAAATAGGTGTTTTTGGTGCGTTATTGCTCTCTATTTGATACTTACTAAACTTAATAACCTCAACAATTGTATATTTTGTAGTGCTTTTTAGTTTAATATATTGCATACGTTGTAATCTTTTAAGTCTATTATGCACTGTAGACGGCTTCATCAGTAATTCTTCTGATGCACTTATACGACCAGTGATGAATTGACCAATTTTTAATTGAACATCATACACATTCTTTTGCTCTATGCTAGAGTTTGCTCTAATTAAACACCAAATAAATACTTTCAGCAATTCTGCATCACTGAATACACCATTTTCTATTATCTTTCTATGTAGTTTGATCCAACCCTTCATTTATCAGGTTTATTTCAGTAGTTAATGCTTTTTTCTCTCTCTCTAAATGCACTATACTATTCTCTATTTCTGACAGATATAACATTTTAGATATTTTATCTTCGTTATCGAATAGCTTGTCTTCTAAAGTATTGTATCTATTATATACTTTCATATATAATTCGTTATATTCAGGATATATTCTAGCATCATTAATATAACTGTAGTGTTTTTTTAGATAGTAATAGAATGAACTTCTATCTCTTTTCAAGAACTTCACTATTTGTGATTCTTTTAAACCAACTTCAGCCATAAGAAAGTTGCTAAATACCATCCTTGCTAATACCAGCTCTTTTGTTCTTGTTCTACCATCTAAAGCACCATCATCTAGGTCTGCTTCATCTTCGATTATGTATCTAATCTTTCTTATTTCTTTTTGTATCATCTTCTAATCTTATTATTTTACTTTCTAAATATTCTATATATTCTAAAACCCTCTCATCTAGTTCATCATCATTTTCGTATACATAGTTTGCAAATTTGTCTGCTGGTGATAAGTCCTCATCTATATATTGTTGTTCGTAACCATCTCTATCAGACATAAGTTTCCATTGGTCATAATTCATAATATTTTCTTTTTAGTTTTACGTTTCTTTTTTAGTCCACAAAATTTTTTACACTTCAGACAATACCAATAGTATTTGCCTAAAACGTCAAATAGTCGTTTTCTGTAATCAGATTTACAACAAATGCTGACATATTCTTTTTTATATTCCATAATTAAAAAGGTAAATCTACTTCATCTGTCATTTCTTTCTTTGCAGGATAGTGGTCACCTACTAAGTATGCCATAGCTTGTGTATACCATTTGTCATTGTATTCTCTACTTGACAAATTAAACTTGACAACAACATTGTCACCAGCTTCTTGTGTTAATTGTTCAACTTTGTCTTCACCGAACAATGTGAAACATAATGTACTATTATATTTCTCGCCAGTGTCAATGACAAAGTCTCTTTTTACCCACTCTTTTCCGTTCTTTGATACACCTTTTTGTATATCGTAAATCCTTGTTATAGTTCCTTTAATTTCCATAATTATTTTATATAGTTAAATTCATTAATAATTTTCTTAGTTTTAGCACACATTACTGTTTCTTTCATAATAACATCATCAATAGATAGTTTGAAATGTATTTTATCATCTATCTGTCTTCTTGTTGTTATTATTTCTGCTAGTTCGTGTGAATTGTTTTTACTAGTACCAACATATATAATTTGCTGACTAGTATCTTTACTGCCGTAGCTTTTGCTACTTTTGTAATTACAAGCAGTAACTTCTGTCCATATTGGATATGCTTTCATAATCGTTTAGTGTATTTTTTCCACTGCTCACGGCAGTCTTTTGGGTTATCGTTTTCTTTTAAATGAGATATAATTATCTCTGCAGTTTCATAGTCGAGTAATTCATAGTCTAGATTTTCATATGCAAAACCAATAGATGATGTGCTCAACAGACTCTCAATAATGCTAATCTGTATGAGCGTACATCTATCGTCAAAAAAATCATCTACCCAATCACTCATTGTTTGAAGTCTTCTGATTCATCTTCGCCAAACACACCAAGTTGGTAGAAACCTGCTAATTTCAATACTGCTCTGCTTAATGCACGTTTCTCTGCCATTTCCATAACATACCACGTGTTACAATTACCCGTTTTGAAATCACCTTTTAATGCACTACCAAATGTTTGCATAGGTTCTGCATCACTAATACGTGCCATAGCTTGTACAACTGCAAAGTTTTCTTCACATCTTATGACATTGTATTGTATCTGTATATCTAATTTTGCTTGTATTTTCTCTATACCACTACGTTTAATGATAACATAGTGTTGGTGTCTAAATACATCTGTTTTAGCAAGTTCATATTCCTTGAATAGAACTGCAATTTTGTTTTCGTTTTCGGTCATCTTAATAAGTTAAAGTTATTATTCCTAATATGTCAAGTAGTATTATAAATGCTGCAAAACCTAGTCCTACAACAAGTGATATTTTAGTATCTCGCTTCATATTATAGTTTATTATATTGTTTTACTAAATCTTTGAAAAGTTCTATTGATAGCTTGTATGCTTCAATCTGACCTTGATACCATTCTACAAGAGTTGAGTTGTCTTGTTGTTTGTATTCTACTTGTCTTTCTTCTGCATTTTTTAGTAGATCTTCTAGCACTATAAGTTTGCAACGTGCTGAATATGTTACGTCACCTAGTTTAACTTTTTGTACTTGTACTAAACAAGTTTCGTTGTATATTTCTGAGTATTTGTTCATAATAATAGTTATTTATTTGAGTATAATAGTTAGTATTTTATTTGCTTGTGTTAAATTTTTAGCATTAGCAAATACAAAGTCTACTAATCTACTTTGGCTATAACCATTATTGTATCTGTTTTGTGCTTCTTGTAATAATTTTTGTAATGTCATTGTTTTGAGTTTTTTAAGTTAAATAAATTAGTATTGCAAGAAATCTTCTAGTGTTTCACCAGTTACTCTGCCATCTATAGTGACTTCTGCACTAGGACAAATACCACGTTCTACACAATAATCGATTAATGCGTCAATTGTTTCGAATTTCTCGAAATCTTTTCTGTTTAATGAAAACATAATAAATAAAAAATAAATTGTTAATACCTGACACCCATGTTTCACAACAGTAGTGTTTCGTTTTTACAAACTCGTCAGAGGTATAAAAAAAACAAAAAAAAACGGCTGCAAAATAAAATGGAACTTCCACCAATTTTTTTACAACCTGCACCTATTCGCAAAAAACTTCGCTCGATTAAAACAGTCGGGTAATCTGTTAGTAACTTTCGTTAGCCGAGTAGACCCTTTAGATTTGCTTTCGTATGTCAAAGAACGTAGCGAATATCTAAACTATTTTTTTATAAAACAAACAAAAAGTTGATAACTTTATACTATAATCTAGTAAAAAAAGTTTGTAACTCTAATATATATATACTTACTATAAATATAATTATATATATTATATATATTCTTTTATTATTGTTTGTGTTGGATTGTTCACCATTTGTTGTTTGGCAAACTTTGTAAGAAGCTGATTATCAGCTTAATGACATAGGCACTACGATTGGTAATGTACCATTATTTAGTACTACACCGCAACTGACTATATATTTTTTTGTGAAATTTTTAGCATAAGCCATAGCATAAGACCTATCGTCTACACCGCAGCCAACTTGCATAGCAAATAATTTGTTTTCTTTATTGCAATACCAATCTACATACGCTTCAGTATGTATATGTCCTTGTACAATAGAAGTGTGCCACTCTCTTAATCTTTTTGTTGCACCTTTGCCACTACTACCAGTGCCGTGTACATAAGTTACATTGTCAATTTTGTGTTCTTGCTGAAAATCCCAACCTGATGTACCTAGCACTTCACTATAACTTCTTATCCACTTATTAGAAACACCACTAGAAAATGCCTTACGACATATAATAGCATCGTGATTGCCAATGCATACTTTAGCTTTTGGGAATGCTTTGTACCATTTTTGTATTACTGCTATTGCTCTGTCTAATTCCTCACCTGCACCATAGCCGTCTGGTGTCGGCTCGTGAAAACTAGAATAATGATTATCTATAACGTCACCTATCTGCACTACTTCATTACAATTATACTCATCATATACATCTATACAGTGCTCTAGATATCCTTCTCTTGTGAATGGTGCGTGTAAATCACCGATAACTAAAACATTGCGATTATCTTTTTGTCTTAGCTTTAGTATTATTTCTTCTTCGTGAGGTTTTAGTCTGTATCTATTGTTTGCCATTGCGTACTTTTTCCAGTCCTCTAGAGCCAAAATATGCACCTATGCAAGTGATTAATACAATTTGTAGTAAATCTACCCATTTGTCAGCTACAACAAACTCTATAACACCAGCATCTATGAAAATAAGTAGTGTAGTTGATACAACAAGCCAAGCCAATACAAAAGGTCTAATACTTTTAGCTAACCAATTATCACTTTGCATATCGGCTTGCCATCGTTTTGTGACTTCTTGCTCAATCACTACTTTATTCTCATTTAAGATGCGTTCAAACTCATTTTTGAGTGTTAATTTTTCTTCTTGTGAAGTTACGACTTCATCAATTATTTTTGAACTGTCACCTAAAAGTTTTGAAAAGATATTTGTTAATAAAGCCATATAGAATTTACTTTGTTTTCGTCTAAGTCGCAGTGTATGAACGTCTTAGCTACACCAATACGTGTAAAACCAGCTGTTACTAGACCTCTTAGTATATCACCTCTATCTCCACTATTGTTTACTGCAATATCACACGCTAGTCCTTTAAGATGTGAACTACCTATGCGACCACCTACTTTAGCATTATGTGATTCAGACCTATATCCTGAAGTGATACGATATGGCACACCTGATATTGCTCTAGCTTCATCAAGTTTGTGTAAGAATTTTATACACATTTTACCACCTTGTTCTTTTGGTAAACCTGAACCAATCTCATCAGGACTATCAAACTCCTCAAAATTAAAATAATTAAGCATAATTATAATTTACAATTACAATGTCCTTTACAAACTTGTTTAAATGTCAAATAATACAATAAGTTACACCAAAATTTATTCATTTCTTTTCTTTTATAAATTCTAAAATTATATTTATTTTCTCTTTTATATACTGCATATCTTTAGCATTGTTTTCGTGATATTTTGAAAACTGACCTTTTACTTCATATATGCTGAATATAAAAAACTTGTATAAAGCGTAACAACTTCCAATTAATAAAACTAGAGTTATACCATACGTTTCGATTAATCTTAGTATATCTTCCATTATTTGCGTTTGTTACGATAATATATAAATCTATCAATAGTATACACAATAGATATAAGCAACAAAAGTATTTGTAATACTTGTTCTACAGTTGTGAAACTTATAGATAGTGTTATGCTATTTAGTCCTAGTACGTCTGCGTTCTCTCTTATTAGGTTTTTCATCTTTCTTATCTAAATAGCTTCTTAACTTTGTGATGTTTTCTTTTTTTATTTTATAGGTCATAACTGCTTTCTAAAAAGTCTCTTAATGTTATACGATTCCTTTGCATATCTCTATCCATAACTATACCACTAAAATAAGTTTCTTTAGTAGGTGGTAAATCACTACCAGTGTTAGAACTATATTCAGGATAACTTTCAGTATTATCTCTTATATAGTCTACTAATCTCTCACTATAATATTCAGCAGTATCTTTGACTATATTTCTAAGATATTTAATATCGTCTAATGTAGCTGCAGATGAAGTTTCAGATATCTTACGTACAATATCTTTATTCATTATTTTGTATGACAAGAAAGGTAAACATTCATAAAGACTATAGTGTATTAATACTGGTTGTACATACTCATCTATCAAAGTTTTGTACACTCCAGCTAAACTACTTGTAGCGACATCATTTTGTAGTTTATCATACAAATCAGTACCTAATAACTGATGTATATGTATATCTTGTGCTACCTTGATGTATGGTAACAATAACTCTACATCTACATTACCATTGATTGTTGTAGATTTTTTTATAGTGTCCTCACTTACAAATAATACTGCCATTATAGTCTACCTTGTTTAGGCATATCAATTGGTGCTTGATATATACGTTGGTCGTTTTCTTCAGGTCTAAAACCTCGACTACGTGCCTTTGTTTTATTAATTATTTCATCTGTATTATAGTCAGGTCTATCACCTGATTTAGTCACGTATATTTTACGAACCCATTTATGATGACAATTTACACCACCTTTGTATAACCAAATATCGTATACATCACTACCATTAGGACCAAAACCTTTATTCGCTGCTATACTACCTAATGCATGTGCTTGACCTTTTACAATATCTTCCTTACGATATATTTTATTAGCCATCATCATTTTACGACAAAATTCTCTTTCGTGTCTATGACTTTTACGTTTTGCACTGTACTGGTAACGTACTCTATATAAATTACCTTCATCATCTTTGCCGTCTTGTTTACTACCACGCTTACGTGCTTCACCAGTTCTAGCTAAATTAGTTTTGTTAGCAAGCTGGTTTAGATTGTACTCAAAATCAAAATCAGAATGCTCATCATCATCATTTAGCTCTTGCTCATCAATTAATTCCCAATTTTCAGTATCTTCTTCTTCACCACACTCTGTCAGAAATTTATCTAATGCAGTAAACTCAGATAGTTGTTGTTCTTCTGCAACTGCTTCTTCTTGTGCTTGTAATGGTGCATATCCTAATTCTTCTCTAATCTCATCTTGCGTCAATACGTCTTTAAGCGTATCAGCATCAAACATAGAATTGAGTGGTTTAACGTCTTTTATGCTAAATGAAGCCGTTATACCATTAATGGCTAAAAGTTTCTTAAACGTCTTTAAAATTGTATTCTGAAAAGGTTTTATAACACTATTCATATACAATTCGTATGCTTGTAGTAATTCGCCACGACCACCTAATTGTCCTTCAGTTTTAACACCTAACAACATAGGACTTGTAACTCTGTGTCCTATCATAATATTCTGTATACACAACTCATTCAATACAGTGTATTGTTTGTCAGCATCACTAATAGATATAGGTATTATTTCAGGTTTACTATTAGCGTCATCAGAAAATGTCAAAACAAATTTACCTGCGTTGTTGCTGCCAGTAAATTTTTGTGTAATCTGTCTTTCTATTTGAACTCTTTCCTCACGTGTTGGTACACCATTAGCAAAATTTATAAAATATGAACCTGAAAACCCATTGCTAATATTATTTAAATGATAGTCTGAAGTTAGATTATCTACTTGAATCCAATTTGTTGATGCTACATAGTCAGGTGTGTGATACAATTCCATAGCTGGTGAGTACAATCCTGAATATAACAACTGACTACCACTTGTTCTATCCATCATATTGAATGCATCGATTTTTTTCGGCTCGTGTTCTTTCTTTCTATACTTAGTCCAATCAGTACTAAGAAAATAACAATGTACACCTCTATCATCAGGCACACCCACACGTACTTGCTCTACTGGTATATGATGTAATTCAGCTATGTGTTTTCTGTCTTTTGACCATATCACATTTATAGCATAAGCACCTTGTAGTTTTAAGTCAAATGCTAACTTCACAAATAATTCGTGTGCAGTTTCTTTACTATTGACTGTTGCTAGAAACTTTTTCAAAGCTACATATTGCTCTAAATTTTCTGTGTCATCTACTAAAAAATCATCACCTGCAATCATAGATGCAGTTGCATTAATTATAGCTGAGTTTGTAGCACTATTATTGTATAAGTCTATCAGATATTGTGGGTAATTGTTTTTGTACTCACCATCACCATAACTTACCCAATCTTGACCACTTTGCTCGATGCTTCTAGGCTGCACCTCATTTGTAAGGTTAATATTAATTAGTCTTTCTTTCATTACAATCCGTTTCTATTACTAATATCTTGTATTACTGGTGCTAAATCAGTGTCAGATTTTCTATCATTAAAAAAAACTAATTCGTACATAAAACAATCAGTAGCACCATTACCTAGTCTTGTAAAATCAAATAAATCAGTTATAGTTGTACCTATATTATTTGCATTTGTATCATCTACATCTATTGTTAAAACACCATTAATATTTCTTCTTAATGTCAATAAAAATTTACCAGTAGGTAAGGTACCAGTTGTCAAAGTAGCATCATAGTTAATACCATTGGCTCTTAATCTCACATTAGCACCATTAGAGCCACGATATAATCTAAATTCATCGTTACCTAAACGACCAAATACTGCTTCATTAGCAGCACCACTTTCTACTACATCTAATACTGCTAAAATTGTAAATGTACTTAAGTTTAATTGGTCACTACTTGTACTTATAAAACCCTTATCAACAGTGTTAAAATTTACTGCACCAGTTGTAGTGTTGATAGGTAAAACACCACTGACTACATCTAAATCCATATCTTCAGTTGTGTTGCCACTACTATCTGCCCAAACTGTCAAATTACCACTACTTACAGTCTGTCCTGTTTTAAGTTTATACCACGCTTTAATATTTGATACAGAACCTATATCAAAAGCAGTAGCAACTCTACTTTTTAATTTTAATGCGTTTGCTAGAAACATATATTAGTTGTTATATCCTATTGCTATACCACTTGCTAAATCTATTGCAGTAAATGGTGCAAATATTACTGTACCAGCTGGTATTGTAGCACCATCTAAATTACTATCATTTACTGCATCAGTTATAGTGCAATTTGTTATTACACTTTCAGTTACAAAGTGTACTGCATAAAAGTCTTTGCTAGTTTGTGCATCAGTTGTAAACACTTCTACTTTACCTTTTTTACCTAGTTGTTCTGATAGTAACTCTGTTGTTGTCTTTTGTCTACTCATAATTATATACTTATGTATTGTGTATTACTATTTAATGTATTTGTATTATCTGTTGGTGTATATTGTGTGTAGGTTACTTCGGTTACTGATGCATCTTTCACAAATGCTTTACCAGTTTCTACAATTTGACTATCAGTTACTGCTACATTATCTACGTCAGTAAAGTCAATTGAAAGTGAAGTAACCTCATAAATTTTATATGTGTAAAATCCTTCATCAGGCAGTGGCAGTGGTGGTGAGCCAATACTATCATTTATACTGAATGCAGTATATCTTCTTGTAATAGTTTGTGCACCATATGACCACCAATTTTTTTTCGTCATATCATTATTAAGGTTAATCAAGTAATAAATAGTTACACCACTATTATTCACTCTTTTTTCTTTAATTGTTACTGGGAATGTACTCAATCCACCTTTATTAATGTGTATCATACTATAAAATATAAAAAAACTCAATTTATTTACAAAAAACTAAAAAAAAAGAGGGCATAACCCTCCTTTTTCTTAATTATATTGATTGTTAGTCTTCATCTATCGCATTGACAGTAAAATCTCCTTGGTCAAATGGATTTGTTGTATAGTCTTCAACTACTAATGCAGTATCAGGCTCCATTCCTGTAAATGTCAAATCATAACCATTCATATCTCCAAATGCTACCCCACTTTGTACAGTACCTGCAGTCATTTCCATACCATTGACAGAACCACAACATAGTATTGTACGCTTTCCTGCTGCATTTACATTATTAGTTTCTACAAATATTACTAATCTTCTGTTTTGTGCTAATAATTTTAGTTCGTTTTGGTCTGCAGTTGTCATTTTGTGTAGCTTGATATTTACCTCAGGCTGAAAAAATAAAGTACCATTTTCTGTACTTACATTGACAGTTTCAGTATATGAACCAGTACCACGTGCAAGATTGTATTTAAATAAGTTTGAAGTTATCACAAACTCAGTTAATTCACCACCTGACGAGGTCAAAGTTGTTACATCAGCTAACTGCACAAAATAGACTGCTTTAATACCACCAATACCATCTCTACAATCGAGACCTCTACCTTTAGTTAATTCGCAAGCCATATTATCTTGTTTTATTAGTTAATGGGGGTGTATTTCAACCCCCATATGATTATTTTTATCGTTAGTCTAATCTAACTATATCACCACCTTGTGCGTGTTGTACACCTGCAGAGTATTTTACAACAACTCTTACATTGTCAGAACCATCTAGGTCACGCATATCCATAATCTTAATCTCTGAGTGGTCAGATACTAAGTCAGTACCAAAGAATAAGTTGCTACGTTGTGCAGCACACATTTTGTTTTCTACCATTCCTGGACATACTGCTATTTTAATACCCTCAAATTCAGGAGTATACTGCCCCATATGATTGAATGGGAATGCAGATAATGCAGAAATAGCATTGATGTATAATCTGTAAGTCGTTGGTGACATATAGATGTATAAATCTTCTTTAGTATATACTGCACTAGGAATAGCAGCAGCAATAATACCTAAGTTTGCTATAATGTTACCAGCCGTAAATGCAGTACCAGCACCACCTGAGTTATCAGCTTCTACGATAGCAGCGTCATTCTCAAATAGTCCGTTACCTGCGTGCATAAAGCCAACAAACTCGCCACCAGTTGCTGTGTTACCATTCCAAATGTTACTTTCTACGTGGTCTGCAATTGTAGCAGCCATATAAGATACTACGAATGCAGCAAAATCATCTGATAAATCAGAATTGTTGGCACCAGCTCTCATTTGAGCAGCTTGCCAATCTTGTAAAAGAGTTTCACGACATAAGTCAGTGTTAATCTTAAAGTTCTTAGGCTCAAGACTTCTCTCAGTCAAAGCAAGTGTACCAGCTTCGTCAAAATCACAAGAAGAATCTTGTACTAAATTAGAACCTGCTACTTTTGTTATTGCTCTTTTATATTTTATGTTTTCTAACACTGTTAGAAATTCTAATGATGTTGCACTTTTTAGTGCTGCAGCTATATACTGACCAGCGTGGTCACCTGCATAGCTTGAATTAATAGTAATTGCCATTTTCTTATTTGTTTAAATTATATAAAAATCTTTCACGTGCATCTAACTTCTTGTATTCTGCACTACTCAATTCACGTCTTTTTGACGTTTTGTTAAATTTACTTGTATTTATAGGTTCTTCGCTAGGCTCTTTTCCTAATTCTTCTAGTTGTGATGATAACTCAGTGTTTTCTTTTTGTAAATCTACAATGTTTTCATCTTTAGCTAGATTTTCACCTCTTAACTCATCTAACTCAGAAGATATACGGCTAATATCTTTACGTACTTCTTCTAATAATTCTTTTACAACACTACCTACTTCTGCAAATAGTTCTGCGTTGTCAGACATATACTCTTTGTCTTTCTCTTTACCCATATCGTCTTCCTCATCATCAGCATCTACTTCTTCAGCTTCTGAAACTTCAGTTACAAGCCCAGTTTCATCAGTTGAAAAACTAGTGCCATCTTCAAGACTGTAATTTCCTTCAGGCATTGGTGTTTGTACACCATCTTCGCTCAAAATGTTTACAACTACACCAACTGCTAATTCTTCAGCTTCAGATACAATGATTGTACCATCTTCTAGCTTACTTTCGAATGCTAATGTGACTTCTTGTGCTTCTTCAGTTTCTATACCTAGAGCAACTTTGATTCTTTCTTTTAAGTCCATTACAATGTTTATTTAATAAGTTATACTATAAAATATAAAAAAAGTTTATTTGTCTTATTTTCTATCTATTTGTTTAAGTTTTCTTATTGCCCAATTAATACCACTTGCACCACCCCAAGCATCCCACATCAAGCCACCACAACCCTCTGAATATGGTACATCTTTATTTTGTTGATGTCTTTTGAAACTTGCCATTCTTGCAATAGTATCTCTACTAATAGGTTTTTTATCTGCTAATTGTCTTGCTCTAGTCCAACCAACTCTTGTACCGCAACTACTACCATTTTCTTCTTTATACTTGATTGCTCTTTTTGCATTATTAGATGCACTTTGAGGATAATCTGTATAACTCTCTAGTATAGTTTTAGGTTCTACTTTTTTTTTTACTACAGTTTTTAATTCTAATATTTCTGCTAACTTCTGTATAATATCGTGATCTGCACAAGGCATATATACAGTCTTACCATCTAAAGAGTGCTCGTGTACACCCTCACATCCCATCTCTTTTGCAACTTCTAGTGCTTCTTCTTCATTATCAAATAACGGCAATTCCATACCATCTGCAATCATAGAGCCAACTTTCTCTTGTTGTACAATATGTTTAGCCATTTGTTCCATTTTATCAATAAAATAACCCTCTATACTTAAACCTTTTAACTCACCACTTTTTACTCTTTCCCATACCTCATTATTATTGATTCGCATAGTCACAAACCAAGTGCCGACTGGTAGTTCATAACCATATAAATTACTTTTGTCTTGCTTACTATCTTCGACTATCCAGCTTTCAATTGTATGAACACCAGTTACTTTTGCTTCGTGTTGTGTTGTAGCATTGTTAGTGTTATTATGTATCATATAGTTTTCACTAGCTTTTCGCACTGTGTCTTTTGTAAAATATACATAATAGTTTTTGTCTGTGTCTGCATCATATCTATATATCTGTTTATATGGTATCAATGCAGGACTTACAAGCATTCTTTTTTCTTCATCTACTTTAGCAAATGTTAGATTGAATTTATCATCATTAAAATACACAAAGTTTTCATCTATAGCAGGACTTGTAACTAAACTTATAGCATCTATCGACAATGCTGCATTGTCATCATCAACTACTAATTCTACTATATCGTAGTTTTGGTTTGCAGATTCGCAATCTTGTTTTGTATCATATATACAATCTCCTTGACCAAATTTATATTTACCATTTTCGCATTTTGTACACGGCATATCTTTAATTTTTAAATTGTTGTTTTTCTTCTTATTTTATCTAATTGATTCTGTTGATTTGTCATATCATCTGCAACTACAAATGCTTTTACAACACCAGCAGTCATTCCACCAGTACCTTCAGAATCTGCAAATGCACGACCACCACCTTGCTCATTTATAGCACTTAAAAGTGGTTTGAACATTCTTGTAGACCTAGCGTTGATAACTGATTCACCTTTTGATAATCTTGCATTAATACTATCTGATGTGCCAGTGCCATAGCCACCTACAATACCACCTAAAGCTAATTCAGGTGGTGGTGTACTTAGTATTTCTGCTACATTTTTGAAACCTGCTGCACCTACAACTGCTGCTAAAGGTATACCAATTGGTCCGTATGCTAATGCTGCAGTTATACCCTCGTAAGTGTTTATAGTTGCTTGTATTGCACTAGCTGCTTTACCTGCAGCACTTTCTTCACCAAATGCAGCTTTAACACCATTAAGTGTGTCGTCAGCTAGTTTTCTTTTTGATAATTCTTCGTCAGTTTTCTTTTTTATTGCTGCATCAGTAAACTTTTGGTTAATTTTATCTAATTCTTCAGCTTTCTTTTTTTCTAATTCAACTGTGTCTATATTGTTTTTTCTTGCTTGTTCTATTAGCTTGTCGTACTTTTCACTAGACTTCGCTATTTCTAATTCTTGTGTAGACATTAACTCTTGTGATATAGTTTTTCTTAAATCAGCTATTTTCTTTGCAGCTTCTTCTTCTTCTTTGTCTGCTGCTTTTTGTAATGCACTTGCTTCACGTACTAATGCTTGTTCTTCAGATTTCATACGCTTTCTCTCACTGAAGTTACTACGTTGTATCTGAAATACTTGTGCTTCTAGTTGTGCTTCAGCATCTAAATTTTCTTGTGATGACTTACTAAAGCTGTTTTCTACTTGTTGAAACCTTAGTTTTTCTTCAGCTACGTGTAAGTCTTTTTGTAATTGTTCGTCTGCTAGTCTATTAGCATCTCGCATAAAACCTAAACGCTCTTCATTTGTGAAACTTTCTATATCTCTTGCTTGCAGTCTAAGTTTCATTATTTCGCTTTCTGTTTTAGCTTTATCTACTAATGCTTTTCTCTCAAATTGTTGTAATGCTAATCTATCTTTCTCTAATTGTGTTGCAATTGCAACCTCATCTTTTGTTTGATTTACAAAGTCACTTACATTCTTTTTTATCTTACCTGTAATATCTTCTACACCAGTAAAAGTTTGTAACGAACTTTCGCCAAAATCTTTTAAACCAGCTTTGACTTCGCTTAAGCTACCTGAAAATACACCACTAACAATTCTACCTAGTGCACCAAACCCCTTTACTAAACCCTCTATTCTATTCTCTACATTTTGTTTTATGGCATCTGCTAAATCCATAACTGCTTGTTTAGGATTGCTAAATGCTTCAAATATAGCTTTACCTAATTCACTTAGTACATCTGTTATGTTACCAGTAACAACACCTATACCTGCTAGTATAGTTTTTAATTTAGCTGCACCCTCTTCGTTATCTGTAAAAAATTGTCTGAGTGCAGCGAAAGCAATCAACAGTGCACCAATACCAGTAGCCATTATACCACCTTTAATTGTAGTAAACATAGACTTTGCAATAGGTATAATTTTAGCAAAAGCCGTTTTAATACCACTTATACTCACACCCATTACACTAAAGTTTTGTGCAGCATCAGTTGCTGCATTGCTTGTGTCTTCTGTTTTTTTCTTAACTTCCTCTAAACCTTTATTAGCATCTTTAGTATCAGCTTTTAATTCTATAATTTGTGTTACTTTTTGTGCCATTTACCTGATATTATTTTATTAATATTTTTTTTGTTTTCTTTTTTAGTTATAATTGGCATAATATTTTTGAGTATCTGAAAACCTAAATTTATACTTTCAGCACGTAATTTAAAATCTTTAACTTTCATAATCTCTAACCTCATTAACTTTTAATACTCCATTATAATCTATAGTCTTACCTGCTAGACCTGTTACTCTTATTGTAATTTTATCAGGTTTTGAAGATGCAGTTGCTACATTAATAGTCATATTAACTGATGACATACCTGTATCACCTGAATTTATAAAAATAACATTTATAACTTCTGTGAATGTTGTACCTACATATTTGAACAAAAAATATTTATGCATTATTTTTGCTTCACCATCTGTTTTGTTAAATGCAACAACTTGTATTTCACCCCAAAATGCAGATTCGTAATTTGGATCTACATAGAAACACTCATTGTATTTACCACCTAGATATAATTCAATAGTACTAGCATCTGTAGTTCTACCATTGTATTGCAGTATACTATATTTACCTCTATTGCTATTTATACTACTACCGAAAGCTATCTCACCAAATTTATCAGTAAAACAACCCATACCTATAGTTACACTTTGTTTTGCACGTCTTTCTACTATATTGCCATTACCTAAAACCCTAGCGTGTGAGCCATTAACAATATTACCTTTACCTATAATATTATTATTGACACCTGAAACTAAATTACCATTATTATTGACTTTACTATCGTTTTTTGGTATTTGTGATTTGCTGACATAACAATTAGTGCCATCAAAATCATAACCATAAGCAAGACAATCTTCTTTTGTACCAGCAGTTGTACCTGTACCCTTAGCATCTTCAAAAAGTATTTTACCTAAAGCATCTACACTTGATATTTTTTTCATATTCTAATTAGCTCTATTTTAGACAATAGTTGTTTTTCTGTATTAAACTCTATTTTATTAACTCTGTATAATTGTTGTTCGACTCTTACTTTATCACCAAAACTAAATTCATTTAAATCAGTTGCTCTTAAATTAATTTTGAACTTAACTATTAGACCATTATCAACATTATATCTTTCTCTTATATACGGAAACCAAAATCTATTAAATAATGTGTTTAGAGGTTGCTCTACGTCACCATCAATAAATGTCGTATTAATCAGACCATATAATAAACTCTGGTCATCGTTAGTACAAGATGAGAATTTTTTATCAAAAGCGTGTGCGTTTAAGGTATTTTCAACTAATACACCATAAAAACCATTAAAAATACCTTCTTCAGGTATTCCACCAAATGTCAATAAATCACCACTTCTCTTAAATACCAATCTAGGTTTATTTTTATATGCTACATACTCATCTTCACCTGATTGTGTTTTAATACTTTGTATTTGCATACCATTTATTGATAATATTTCTGTAATAGGTGATGCAAATACACTATTCTGTATTGTAATTATTTCATCGCTATCAACATCAAATTCAATAATGTGATTACCAAATTTTACGTTTACAAAATTGTCATATAGTTGTTTTTTGTAGTTTTCATCATCATCAGCAAACTTATATTGTATGCGTTTAGGTATTTCAATTGGTTCAACACTATGTTCGTTGTAATCTACTTTGTCAGTCCAATCGTGAATAGTATTACTAATAAAATCACTATAAGGTTCAATTCTAAGTCTATCAGAGCCAATACTTTCTACTGTTAAATTAAACATATTTAAAACGTCTTTAAGTATGTCTGCAAGTTTTATATCACCTATGTCTTGAACTATCATACTTGTAGTAGGAAATTGTGGAAATTGCGTAATTTTCAACGATGCATTAGCACCAGCTGGTATATCAAATACAACTGTATCAGAATATAAATACAATAACAATGTATCACCAGCATTCAAAGTTCTAGTCCCTGACATTGTTATTGTGTTTGTTGCAACTACATAGTTGTATGCACTACCTAAATCTACATCTTGTACTGTGCCATCAGAATGTGTGTGTAAACCACCTAAATATATTGAGCCGTTAGGTAAAATTATTTGACCACCTATAACTTGTGCAGCACCTGTAATATCTATTGTAATACTAAAATTGACAGGTGAAGTATATGCAGCAGTAAAAATACTTGTGTTGTGATTGAATTGTGAGTTCAAATCACCACTTTCATTAGTCCAATTAATTGCAAGTTGTCCATAATATGGTATACCTACAGGTAATGAATTATCAATTCCATCACAAGTAATTAAAGATGTTGGCTCGACATCATCAGCACCTTGTTGTATACCAGTATCAAAATATATTGACTCAAAATATGATGTATTAAAAAAATTACTTGACAATTTAAAACCTGCAAAATCAAATATTTTATCTATTATATACTTAAGTTTTAAATTCATTACGTGATGTTCATTAAATCTGTATGTCCAAGCACCTAAATCTATTAACTCAAGATTTGTACCTATATAACCATCGTTAATTAAAGGATAAAAAACATTATCAGTTACAGTAGCACCATCTGATAGTGTAACACCATTAGTCCAACTATCAAATACGTTTTGTGGTGTCATATGATGCTCTATATCTGTATAATCTAAGTGTGCCAAAGTTGCGTCTGCTAACACTTCTAATATGTTCGCTACGTCATTAAATATAATTACGCTATAAGACCTTTCAGTTGTTTTTTCTAGTGCTTTAGTGAGCATTAAAAATCCTTCTATTAATAAAACATCATTGACGTACAGAAATACTTTAGCTACTTTGTATGGACTATAAGTTGTTGTAAAATTATCTAAATTATAATATTGTTTAAAAAAATCATTATTTGTTTTCGTTGCAGGTAATTGAAATTCTTTAGAATAACTAGCATTTTTAGTAGCAAAACTTCTAACATCATCTACTTGTAAAGTCAGATTAATATTTTCTGTACCATACACATCTAAATCAATTAGTTTACTACTATTTTGTTCTTTTACTTGCAATCTTATCATAGTCGTTGTACTCTTGTATTATGTGCTTTCTCTATTGTAAGTATATATTGTTTTAATTTGTCATTAGCATCAGTTTGTGTAATGTATTCTGTATCTAGTATAACAACTGGTACAAAATCATCACCATCTTGCATAAACACGCTAGGACTTATAAACAATTCTTCTAATATTTCACAATCTTGTGCATTAATAAAATCTGTATTACACTCAATAGTTTGTACTGCATTAACATTGAAAGTTCTTGTGCCACCCTCGTATGTACCTTGACTATAAAAGAAAGCATCATCATTAGCGACAGTGCCATATCTTTGTTTAAATGGACTTCTTTTTATTGCAGTAGACTTTGTAGATTTTTTAGTGAAATTGTAATAATCGTATGCACCTAAACTATTAAGGAATGCTAATCGTATAGTTTCATAACCAGCACAATCATCTTCAACTATTTCGAACATATGTAGTTTACTAGTTGGTGTGTCAGGACTATCACCAGTGCCCTCCATAAACGATTGTATAGAATAATATTTTGTAATAAAACCGAAAGCATTAATATCTAAACCACTGTTAGCTATGTTTTGAGTACCACAACCAAAATACAATAAACCTTTTTCAACATTTGTACTTTCGTCTATAAATTGACTTTGTATAGTTTCACCAGCTGCACCACCATTAGCATCATTATTTGTAACATTAAATTGATTACTAGCAGATCCATCTGCCTGAAAACATTGTATTCTAATATAATCTATACGACTACCATAACTACCTATATCAAAATTATTATTATTTCTTTTGTAAAACCCATTAATAAAACCTATTGTATGATAATCATTTGAACGTATTTTTTGTGCTTTAGCAAATGTAGTATTATCGTCAAACTTTGTTAAAAATTTATCAACATCACCATTTAAAATGTAATCTTCAAACAAGAAAGTACCTCCACGTTTTTTAATATTATGTTGTGTGACAGAGTTGAAACAAAAAAAGTTTTTCAATTGACCTAATACATTTACAGTTGTCAAATCACTTGTTGAGGTTTCTCTATACTCATAAAATGGTAAAACAAAAACGTGTACTAAATTTTGTTTATTTCTAGAATATTTATCAATAACGTGTATCGAATGATTATCAGAAAACATATCTAAATCATTCTTTGTACTTGTTACTAAAGTACCATCAGTACTTTCTTGTGCGTAACCCTCTGCGTCAGTTTTTGTAAAATCTTGTATAGCATCTTCTATTCTGAAAATAGCTTTTCTATCAGATAGTATAGGTGATTTTAATATTGCTTTAGGGCCACTATTGAATGAACTATTTTGGTCATCTGAAGAAAATACATATACTCTTACACCATATTTAAAATCAGGTAAGACAACTACATTGTTAGGTGCGTTACTAGCAACCATAACAATATCAGAGTATGCTGCTTGTATAACTGTATCTTCTACATCTATTGTGTGTGATAATATCATAATTATAAATCTTTAGTCGCAAACTTTAAAAACTTGCTTACATCTTTAGCGTATGCGTTTATAACATCTTGCGGTAATTTCTTGTAATGTTTGTTAAAAGGACTTGTGAAAAATTGAGTAGCTTCTAGACCATATAATTGTATACTTTTAGCTATAGCAAATACTAAACTTTTTCTTTTTATAAATTTACCTTTTTCATCTCTCGCTGCTTTCAGACCTTTTTTAACAACCCATTTATCTAATATTTTAGTAGGTGGCATTTTATTACCATACTTGTACGGACTATCAGGTGCTAGTTTACCACGTTTTGGGTGTGCTTGACCACTGTTACCTTGTACACCTTTATCAACAAAATCAAAATAGTCTAGTGCTTCGAAATTTAAGTCTAAAGCACCACTATCATATACCTTTAATCTATATTTAAGACTATCAGAAAGATTACCAGTGTTTTTTTTATTTCTCAGTATGCTTCTTGCGTCTTTAATAACTTTTTTAGCAAAAGTGTCTAATACTTTTTGTGTTCTTTCGGGTTTTATCATTAAGCAGTAGCTATTACAAGTTCTAAATCTAGTGCATTACCACCATGTGGATTGTGTACAAATAAAGTTTCTATATCATCAGTTGTTGTTACACCAGCTTTTGATGTTGCACCATTACCATTTGGTGTAAAGTAAACTACACTCATTTGTGCTTTTAGTTCTGTTGCTGCTGATGTTGCATTAAATGCTTTTGTCAAAATCAAAGCATCTGTGTCATCTAAGTTTGTAACTCTAATGTATTTGACATCTTCAACGTCAAATTGATCATTAGTTACTGCTGAGATAAAAGTTGCTAATGTCACTGTTGAACTATGTGGTATTGTAAATATACGTTTAGATATATTACCTATACCATTTAATGTGTGTGTGACAGTTTGGTCGTATGTTGTGCCATTTAACGTCAATGTTTCTTTTACTTCTACTGTCAATTGTTGTGTTGTTACTGTACTTGCCATTTTTTTAATAATTAGTTAGGTATATCACCTGCACAAGCTGATGCGTCAAATGATACTGTTATACTTATGTCTGCCGTCCAACCACTTACTTGACTATCAAATCTTTCTGTGAATGGTTCGCAATTTATTTCTTCATTAATTCTTATATCATATCTAAAGTGCTCAAAGTCATTGCTGAAATCACTATTCTTCAATGCACTTAATATATCACCAGCAACTTGCAACATATCACTTAAAACTTCTTCTTCATTACTCTCATCTTTTTTGACTAAATCCATAAATATTAGTTGAAAGTTGTATGTTAATTCACTTAGCGTATATGTTGCAGTGTTTGTGGTTACGTGCATCAATGGGTATGCAACTTCGTTTAATTCTATCTCGAATATGTCACCTATTGATGTTGTTTGAATAAATAAATTACTTGTACCTAAATCTCTAAATATTTCATACAACATATTGAGTGTTACATTTTTTACTTCTTCACCTTTGTATAATATCATTGTTTATTCTGTATGTGTGTTAAATCTTTTTGATATGCTATATAATTGAAACATTCGTTTACTGTTAATTCTAATACATCGTTAAATTTTAAAATATCACCATTTGCTAAATTATATACTAAACTATACCAGCCATATCTTTCTTCAAATGTTTCTTCTTCTGTCTTGACATTTTTCTTCTCTGTTTCCTCGTAAGGTTCTTTGAATAAACTTGCATAGTGTTCGTGTAAGCCATTCCTATATTCAAAAAAAAACTAGATGCACCATTTACTGTGTTTATACTTAAATTATCTTTAAATAGTTCAGCTCTTTTATTTGCACTTATATAGTCGTATTCTTCTACTTTGTATTTGTCACCTTTTTGTTCTGTAATTGGTCTGTATAGTATTGCCATTACATTATGCATATTTAGCCAACCACCCTCTAATTTTGTGTCTAAGTCTACAAATTCTTTTAGCTTTAGTTCGTGCAAATTTGGGTGAAAACCATAATCGACATTATCAATTGTAATTATCATATTGAGGTCTGTATTCGCTTTTGTTTCTATAAGTTTGTGTAACTCTTGCATTACAGCATCTATATCAGATTTTTTGCAACCCTCAAGTAATTGTATAGGTACATCGATAAAACAAGATAGTGTTATCAGAGTTTGCATATATTCATCTTCAACACCATCTATATCTTCAACAAATTTCATATACTTTCTTAAATTGACTTGCGACCAGTCATTCGGTATGTGATAACTTTGGTTGTTGATAACTAATTCCATAATATAAAATATAAATAATTTAATTTGAGTATCATTGCAGCGTTTTGGGTTTCTTATAGATTGGGGTTGCATAGTGCACCCCTTTCTTTTTATTGCACATAATATACACCTTGCGGTCTTAATTCATAGTACATTCTCATCATCAATGCATCAGAATAGTCAGGTGAACGTCCTATAATTTGTTTTACTTTTTCTTTTGGCAATATAGCTAATTTTGTATCTCTATCTATTTTATCACGTCTAACTTGTTCTAGCTCTTTTGTTAAATCTTCTTTTATGCTAGTATCGTTTGTATGCAAATATATTTTTGATGCGTTTATATACTCTGCTAGTTTGTAATAGCATTGTGTCTTTAAGTTTTGATAATTTTCTTTATTTATAGGTGTTGCATTATTCACAAACCCTTTACACCTTAGTATATCACGAACACCACCACCTATTCCGTCATCATCAACTATTATATTTTTTAATGGCACTAATTCTTGTCTTTGTATTTCTTGTATTGTTTTTGCTGCTTCAGTTATTGTATTGCTGCTATATACTTTTATTCTTTCGGCTCTTAAACCATTCCAGTATATAATTACAGTCTTGTCTTTACCAAATCTAGCTACATCACAACTAATATATTTGTCACCAGCTTCTATGCTTGTATTGTCAAACATATTAAGTATAGCATCAAAGTTTATTAGCTTGTCTTCGCTATCATCATACTCCCAATTGCCATAAAGTAACCTTTGTTTACTTATTTCATCTAGCTTACTTAATTGTTGCTCATAGTGTTTAGATATATGTACGTTATCACTTGCAAGTGCTTGTATGAACTTTCTGTATTTAGGTAACTTGTCTTGTTTGTGTGGCAAATAGAACTCGTTATACACCCAATTCTTAGCTGGGTTGCAACTCATAAATAGTTTAGGTGTAAGATTGTACTCATCTAACTTGTATCTTATTCTTGACGATAATATTGCTTTAGCTTTCTGTGTTATTTGATTACACTCATCTACAAAAGCCATTGTCAATTCTAATGAACCTAAACTATCATAGTTAGCATCTGATGGATAGTGAAACAAGTCTTTCAACAATACCTCACTGCCGTTATAAAATGTTATGATATTACTACCTGCATTGAACACATAATCTTTGTTTGACTTCAATCCCCATTGCGAACATATTTCAAAGAAAGTATTTAGTGTTGTTTTCTTTAAGTTGTCAAGTTTACTACGTCCTATTAAACATCTTATACCTTTATATTTTATACAAGACAATATTATCCAAGCACAACCTATATATGACTTACCACCACCTGCACCACCACCAAAGAGTATTTCACTATTCGTGTTATCAAACAGATATTTGATTGCAGTGCTTTGTTTAGGTGTAAAATCAAGATTAATCGTCATCAGTTAGATTGATATTAATTTTAATCGGCTCGTCATCTGTTGTAACATCAAATTGTTGCTTTTCCCAATAACCTCTTTTGCGACCTTTTGTTTTTAAATAGAATATTGTAGCACTAGTATTGTTGTCCTGCATCTGCTCAAATAGTTTACTTTCTGCAAAGTCTAAACTAACATTCTCTATGTCTTTTACTTTGTCTGCAAAATCACTGTCCTCTTTAAGCCACTTGTAGTAAGTACTACGTGGTATACCAGTCTTTTTACAAGCTGTTGTCACTACACCTAGACTGCTTTCTAATGCAGCTAACATTGTCTCTTTTTTTATGTGTCTACTTTCGTCCATTTTCTATTGTATTTATTATAGCTTCAAATAACTCGTCATTTTGCTCTTGCGTATTATTGTAAAACTCATTGACATCATTATTTTGTACTATGTTTTCTATTTTAGTTTTCTTAGCTTTTTTAAATTTATCAGTTTGTGTATCTTGTCTTGCAATATGTCTGTCGTGTATTATTTCTTCATCTGCTTTAAGCACATATATTTCACACTCTACTTTATCGAACAAACTTTGGTTAAATAGTCTATCACCTTCAAATACAATCGTAGCATCTTGCAGTTGTTTATGTATCATTCTTATAAAATGTGGTTGTACTGCCATAGACAATTTATCTGTACCACTAAACAGACTACTATCATATACACCTATAATATACAGTTGTTTTTCTTTATTGTACATACCTTGTACAAGACCTGACTTAAATGTGTTGAATTTACCATAGTGTTTGATAATTCTTCTCATCAGCGTTGTCTTACCAGTTGCTGGTTCACCACCTATTGCTATAATTCTGTTAGCCATTTTTTATCGTATGTTTCATCTCTAAATTGCCAAAGTACAGACCAATCTACACCATCTTGCACATTGTTTTGTAGCTTCAGTATTTCTTTCTTCTGTCTTTCTATATAGTAACCTACATATCTTTTACCTTTGTTGTATTTCTTGTATGCACATAATGTAGTTTCAATATTCCAAATATTTGTATGTTTTATATCTAGTTTCTCAATCTGTCTTTGCAGTTCTGTAAATTTGTATTGCAGATAGTTATAGTGTTTTGGTTTTAGTTTCTTATTATTGCCGTGTGTGTCTAGTTCGTAGTGTCCTAAGTGATATACAAGACCATTACGACAACTCTCTGCATTTTTTAAATCTAAATAAGTAGGTTCTAAAGGATAATCTGTTAGTACATTAACCATCTCTAGATATATAAACATAGTAAATCTGCCAAAGTTTTTTATATTGATTAAATTGTCATAGCAATTGTCATATGTATTCTGTCTTGTAGGTTGTTTAAGTGATTCATAGTAATCTTTCTGTGACATATCATTAAGTAGTTGTCTATAACTGACAAAAGTTTCTACAAATCTATCCTGTGTTTTTACTCGCAATCTATCTGTTTGAAATAATGTTTTATCTCTATTGCTATCCCACCATCTCTGTAATCTACCTACATCTACATTCTCATAATCAGGGAACTCATTGTATATGTAGTAAACAGTCGTTGCAGAATAACAAGTTGCAAATAAAAATGCAAGCCAATAGCGTTGCTCTATATTCAACTCAAATCTGTCTGCTACATATTTTAAACAATCATTAGATGGGTCTATGTCTTTAGCATTAGAAGATTGTATATGATAGTCTATGTATTCCACCATATATTTTGTTTTTGACCAGCTTTTGTACTTGTTACACCTACTTTCGTCATACCCATTTTTTTATAGAATGCATTGCCTATATCATTATCAGTATTACACTTTAACATTGTAGGTTTCGGTAACTCATTGAACAATATAGTACCTACACCTTTTTGTTTACAATCAGTATCTACTGCTATTTCGTATAAAACATATGCACTGTATTTCTTGCTATATCCATACCTCATAAAACCTGCATTGTCTATAATTACATACTTATGTTTTGCAGTACCATCTATGTACTTATCCCAAACCCAGTACAGATTGAAACCACCTATATGTTTTTTATGTTGTTTATGTAGTTTCTTGATATATTCTGCATCTTCTTTAGTCGCTTCTCTAACTTTCATATATCACATTAGGTATAAGTTGTTCAGGTTCGTATTCCTCATTCACTCTTTCGAATATATCTTTTGTTGATGCATAGAATACTGAATCGTTTATGCACATTCTCCACAATGGTCTGTTGTTATTTCTTATTGCATACATATTGCCTTGTTTTGTTAGTATAAGTCCTGCAAATGAGCCTGAAATGTTTTGTACAAACTCTTTGATATCGTCTTTGTTACTACACTTATGTAATAGTATCTCACCATCATTATCTGTATGCATTTTGATATTGTAATAGTCTTGCATTTCTTCTTTTGTACGCATATCAATAACACCATTGAAAACAAGCGACATATCAGTGTTAGTTATAGGTTGATTGTTCTCGTGTAATTTATAGTCACCACTTGTAGAGTATCTATTGTGATATATAATTTTATTAGCAGAAGCTGGTAATGTTATATTATCTATATTATGATATTTCTTTGTTGTTAGAACTTCATCATAAAACGTATAACCAAAACTATGCAGACCTCTTATTTTACTTTGTATAATCAAATCATACAATATTTTGTAGTCTTGTTCTACTGGTTTCGTACTGCTATATCCTACAACTCCACACATTAGTTTATACTTGTACCTAGTTCACGTCTTTTTGCTCTTTCTATTTCTTTTTGTGTTTCTTCACAATGTATCATATTCTTTCTGTAATACATTACCAAGCTAACACGTGTTGCATCGTCACTAACATTATGTATAGGTGTATTGCCGTGTAACTGGTGCACATCTACTAATAACAAATCACAATTTTGTACATCAAATGCTACACCCCATTTTGGCAAAACAAAATAGCCACCTGTATATTTGCCTTGTCTTAATACAACTAAATTACCGAAACCTTTTTCATAATCACCTTTGTCTGTATGTACTGCAGTTTGCCAATTCTTATTGACTGTCACTGTTGTAAATGCAGTGTCTTTTATTACAAAATCTTGTGTTGTTGCATCTGCTTGTGCTCTTTGCAGTGCATACTTTTCAGGTACTAGTTCTGCATATTTTGTGTCTACAAATTTGATTATAGGATATGCTTTCTTAAATTTAGCAAATTGTTTTTCATTAAATGCAGTTTGTCTACAATATGGGAAGCGAGGGTTTCTATCAAAATAACCAATAATGCCTGAGTTTGGTGCATCACCTACAGCACTATTTGTATTGCTTCTTGTACCATCTGTTTTTATTCTGTTTTGTGATGTATTGCCTTTTTCATTCTTTTCACCATTACTCGTCATTCTATTAGATGATGGTGTTGCAGCACTTTTCAAGTTGTCAAAAGCGTCTTTTGCAATATTACTAGGTATAATTTTTTTACGAAACTTAGCTAATAATTCTCCAGTTTCTTCACAATAAATATCTGCATCTGTTGTGATTAAATTATTGTAGTCACTATCTGTTAGTAATGTTGATAGCAATTTTTTTGCATCATCATCACTCATTCTAGGTTTTACCCTATATTCATTTACTTTCTGATTCATTGTATAGGTTTTCTATTGCCTTAAATATTGTATCTGTCAAATTATCTGTGCCGTATACTTCTCTCAAAGCTAGTTCATATTTTTTTAGTAATGCTTCCGTATCTGTATTTAGAAAAAGTTGTACCATTTTAACATTAGCAGATACAGTGCTATCATCAGGATAGTCATACATACCAGTATCTTCTATAGCAGTATCAAAAGAATCATCATCCCACTTTGGTATATTCAGTCCCCAATGTTTCAGCTTGTCTATATTCCACTCATTTGCTAGTACATCCCAATCCCATTCACCAAAATTGCTATTGTCTTTGATAACTATTTCATCACATACTAATTCATAAGGTTTTTTCTGTCCTGACTTCTCGTGTTCTTCTCTTGTGTATTTATAAATAGGTATTTCAACTATACCTGCACGTACACAAGCCTGATATCT